TCGAAACAGACCCATTCACGCACCACGATCCATCCGAGATTGCCCGCAGGCATGGTATCGTCGCTGACGTAGTACGACACGCACAGCGTAGGCGGCTTGCCCGGTGTGGACTTCTTCGCGTGCAGATGCCAATTGACCTCTTGAACGTCGTACCATTGCGGCTCCGGTGCTCCGACAATGCTGGAAGTCGTGTCGATTTCGTCGCCGTGTCGTGGCCCCTGATCCATCTGCCGAACAAACAGGTGCCCGCACTCACTGCACTTGACGGCGGACAAATGAACTTCCTGTTTGCACTTCGGGCAGACCTTTGATGGTGCCTCACTGCCGTCTGAATTGCGGGGTTTGCTGATCCCGTAATCATCCGCGTCCAGTGCCCCGTGCCGTTGCAGATTGCCGCCGAAATCCAGAATGAGACAATCCGTTTTGCCCTGAGAAATCCGAAGGCCACGCCCGACAATCTGCGCGAACAAACCCGGACTCATCGTGGCCCTCAGGACAGCCACGGCGTCGATCCCCGGCGCGTCAAATCCGGTTGTCAGCACGTCCACATTCACGCACCACCGCAGACTGCCTGCCCGGAAATCCGACAACACCCGCTGACGCTCCATTGCGTGCGTGTCGCCTGTGACCAGTCCGACCTCCTGCCCTGTCAGATCCCGCAGGGCGAGTGCCACCTGTTCGGCATGGCTCACACCAGCACAAAAGACCAGAATGCTTTTCCTGCTTTCACAGGCAATTGTCAGTTCGCAAACGGCTGCATGAATGATCTTATCGCCTGTAAATGCGGCCTCCATTTCTGCCGCAACAAACTCACCACCCCTGACCTTGACGTTCTTCAAATCGGCCTGACTGTCTGCCGGATTGTTCGTGAGTCTGCTGAGAAATCCCGCCTCTATCAACGCCCCGGTTTTGGCCTCATAACAGATCCCGCTGAACAGCTTGCCCTCGCCTGCCAGACTGCCCTCACCCGTGCGATATGGTGTCGCGGTCAGTCCCACGCAAAACAGCCTGCGGTTGTGCTGCTGAAGTCCGTCGAGAAACTGCCGATACATGCTCCCGCCGTCATCGCTGATCAGGTGCGCTTCGTCAATCACCACCAGACCACGCCGCCCGAACTCCGCTGCGTCACGATACACGCTCTGAATCCCCGCACAAATCACCGTGCTGTCGATGTCCCGCTCATTCAGTCCGGCAGAATTGATCCCTACGCGCAGCCCCGTCAGACGTTGGATCTTGTCTGCGTTCTGTTGCAGCAACTCTTTCCGGTGTGCGACTACTAACACCCTCTGCCCCCACTCAACTGCCTGCCGGATCAGCAACGCAATCACGATGGACTTGCCCGCCCCTGTCGGCAGGACGATCAACGGATTTCCGCGTCCGTCCGTGATGTACTGCCACGCTGCCTGATTTGCTTCCGATTGATACCATCTCGCTTCCACTTGTCATTCCCCCTGTTGCTCAACGATGCGTCGTCCAATCCACTCAGCCACCTGTGGAACTACAGCGTTTCCGAGTCCTCGCAGTCGGTCCACCCTGGAGGGAATCCCATCAGATATTCCACCACTGTGACCGGCGGGTACACCAGATTCCACAACTGCCGAAAGTAGTCGCGTAAATTGTTCATTGGACCACGTTTCAGCCGTTTTTGCGACCTTCCCGCGCCTTTGCCGTCGCAGGCGTTTGGCGTCGGTGTGGTAGGCTGTGATAAACATTCTCTCGCGTAGGTGATGGTTGCCAAACTGCGCCGCGAATATGCAATCCCATTCCGCATCATACCCGATCGCGGCCAACGTCCCGAGAACTCTGTCCAGCCCCCGAGTAAGCAGCGCTGCCACGTTCTCCAGCACCACGACTCTGGGCTGCAATTCTCGAACCACGCGAACGGCTTCGAAGAACAATCCGGACCGTTCGCCCTCAAGTCCTGCCCCGAGTCCGGCGTAGGAAATATCCTGACACGGGAACCCGCCGCAGACAACATCGACGGGCTGCAGGTTGTGTGCCCCACACTGCCGGATGTCTCGTTCTCTGTGAACTGCTGGCCAATGTTTTGCGAGCACTCTGTTGGCGTAATCGTCAATTTCCACCTGCCATTTGCAGACCATTCCAGCCCGCTCGAAACCCAAATCAAACCCACCGATGCCTGCAAACAGGCTCCCGAATGTCAGCGGCTTCGCGTCGTCCACCGCTCACCCCTCCCGCAAAACACCCGGCAGCGTTGACCGCTGCCGGGTCTCAAACCCCTCAACGCTCAACCATCAGCCGAACGGATTCGCAGGACCTGCAGACGGTGCTGGATAGGATGTCTGCGTCATCGGCTGACCGCTGCTGCGCTTTGCCGAGTAGCCTTTGACCTCGTTCGTCGGCTTGCCGTTGTACTCGCTCTGTGCCACTGTGACGGTCAACAGTCGATTGTGCAACTGCTGACTGTCGGAGATGCTGGCCAGTCCCACGGCGTCCATGATTGCCTTCAGCCTCTGCTTGGCGATGTTCGCAACGTCCGGCTTCGCGTGCCGGATATTCAGACGGTCCCACAACTTCGCGCCATTGAACTGCGGATGTCCCTGCACCTGCAGGACCAATTCGAGCATAGCGGCCCCGCCCGCTTTCGGGGGCTTCATGTTGGTTTCGACAATCACCGCCTGATAGTCGCCCGCTGGAAGTGCCTGACGGACTGTTTCCGCCTGCACGTTGTTCATATCCAAATCGGAAAGATTCGCCATCGTTATCACCCTTTAACTTCTGCTGACACACTCGCAAAATACTGGGAATACGCTGCCCAGTTAAACTCGATTTCCCCCGGCATGTTCAGCCTGTTTTTCGCCAGTGCTGCCGGAGTCTCCACGCATCGCACGTAACGCTCACTGGCACCGCTTGCCAGTGTTCGTTCCTTACCATATCCCTGTTCTTCTTTCCGGGTGTAAACGCGGTAAGACGCAAACAAGACCTCATCACACCATTCCTGCAGCAACGCCGATGCCGTCTCGTGCAAGGCTGGCTGGTAGCGGTCGTATGACTCGCTCAGTGGATCTTGGTGCTTTTTGATGGCGCAATGACTCAGCAGGACAATACCAATCCGCTTTTCGTTCCGCAGCCACTCCAGCATCGTCAGCAGCTTGTCCCAATACACAACTGCGGACTTGTACCCAGCACCATAGCCGATATCGGCAATGGACTTCTTGCCCGCGTCGCTGGCCACCTGCTGATGAATCATTGCCTCTAGCCAATCGACGGTATCAATTGCCAACGTCTTGAAGTCGTGCTGTTGCTGTGCCAGCCACGTCAACGCTTCGACCACACGCTCCCAGTTCTGTAGGTGCTCTGTCTTTGCACAATCAATGTCCGCCAGCCCGTCCTCCAGATTCAGAAACAACACGTCCGGCGCTTGCGCGGCCCATGATGATTTCCCGATGCCATGTGTGCCGTACAGCATGACGCGTCGCGGTCTCTGCTGCTTACCCCTCGTGATTTTCATTCGTCGTTACTCCCATTCTCGCTCATCAAACCTGATTCGCCGACCGTCGGCCAATCAATCGGATCACTACTCAATCGCTCGCGGTACTCCGGATGGATTCGCCGCGGAATACCCCACGGCATTTCACCAGGATCCCAACGGCTGTGTGGTCCGTCGCGTCCGTATTCCCTCGCCTCGCGTTCCCTCGCACCGTCCTCAACGGCCCCGAAGAACGGGGCGAATATGTTTTCTGTCATGCGTCCCTCGTGACTGTGAATTGCGTGGTTTTCGTCTTTGGCGTGTACACCTCCACCACAGTCCACCGGTATCCCGTCGATGCCAACATCTTACGCACCGTCAAATCTGCCCGGTACCGTGAAGGCAGTCGATAGGATTCGCCGACCGCCAACGTTTTCAGCGTCGCGACCATTCTTTCATCGCCGACCATACGTGCCCTCCTGCAACTCTGACCGCAGAATGTGCGCGTCTCGTGGTGCCACGATTGCCAGTCGCGTGCGCTGCGGATTGATTTGCACCACTGCAACCGTCAACTGAACCCCGTTGCAGTCGATCACAATTGATTCACCTGCCGCGCGTCCGATCACCAACCGGCTGTAACCCTCCGGCTTTTCCGGCAGCAGGTTTTCCGGCGTCTGCTCCGGGATGTCCGGTGCGTCATGCGGGAGCGATGCGACCTGTGGTAGTTTGCGTTTCATTGTTTGTATTCCCTCACTGTTAAAGGTTATTCGCCCGGATCGCACTCGCGAATCCAGATTTCTGTTTGCGGTGTCTCTGACCATCGTTTGCTGATGAATGCCGATGCCACCTGTGCATCGTCGTTCCACACACCGCAATCCGTCAATGCGTCCTCAACCGCCTTCAGCACGTTGTCCGCATCCGGTTTCGCCCCGTGCAAAATACCCTGCGACTCGGACCGCTTTTTCTTGCTCCACGACTTCGGCATTTCGAACCGGCAATACACTGACAACTGAACGGGACCCGCGATTGTTTTCCACTTGCCAGCCACAGCCACAAACGCCGCTCGAATTGCGGCCTTGTATCCGTGCACCGGATGTTTGCTCGGCAGATACAGCATACTCCGTTTGCCGATCGTCCTGACTCTGTGCCGCGGTTGTGCCACTGGCTCGCCGGGCACAATAAAGTTTAACTCAGTGCTCAAAATCCGTCCTCCCCGTTTGCGTGTCTCTCAGATAGTGCGACCGTGGAACGCTCCACGATACCGGCTGTTCTCTCATGTCTCGCTGTTGCCGGACTTCGTCCGGCCATTCCCGCTGAATCTCCAGACACCGCTGCCGGATTTCCTCCGGCGTCGGATCTGCCCCGCGTGGTCTCTGTGGATCGGGATTGACGGCGTTTGCCGGTGCCCAGACCTGCCTGCCATTTCGCAGCGTCACGACATACGCCACGCCGCTGTTTTCCAACTCAATGATCGTCGAGACCTTGCCCGCCTGCCACATGCCGTCACCCTCATCGACCAACACCCGCTCACCCAGTCGCCGAATTCGGTTTGATTTCTTTGGCACGTCCTTCGCCTTTCTGTCGAAATGGAAAACCACCGGCGAATCATTCGCAGCGGGGATCAGCCGCCAGCGGACCTCAAGACTGCTGCGGTGGTTGTTGTGTCATCGTGCGACCACCTTCGGATCGCGCTGTTTGCGTTCTGTTTTTGCCACCAACTCAGACGAATCCGTCTTGACCCTCAGCATACTCAACTGCTGCGCCTGTTTGCAAATCGTCGCTGTGACGGCCTCGCGCTGTGCAGGTGGCAGCTTGCTGGCGTCCACCGCCATCAGTCGCCGATGTGCTCGCCGCATCAGCCGCATCCCGTCGCGGAACCGCTTCGGATTGTAGTCCGCCGCTTCCACGTCCGTCAGAATCACCAGCCCTTCAGCCTGAATGCGGATGCTCAACTCACGCTGATGAATCTTCCGCAGGTGCTTCTGGAGGTCCTGCATTGCCCGCAACATGATCAACTGAAAGCCCACCGGGTCGCGTCGTTCGTTTGCGCTGTATCCTGTTTCCACTGCCTCCCGGCTGATGATGTCGCCGGGTTTAAGATGGTCGCTGAATTGCATCTGTCGTTCCTGTAAAAACCTTGCCAAACCCCACCAGACCATTGCCAGCCTTACGCTGCCACACCATTACATTCGCGTAACCGCCACCAACTCAAAAGAGTCCTCGCCTTGCCGGACCCGACCTCACCAAGCCGCGCCCCGCCAAGTCTTGCCGTGACTTGATATTCGCGTAACGCCACCAACTCAAAGAGTCCTTGCCAAACCACGCCGCGCCAAGCCCTGTCTCGCCGTGCCCGGCCACGCCGCGCCCCGCCGAACCTATTCACGGAAACCGCCACCAACTCAAAAGAGTCCTCGCCATGCCCTGCCTGGCCTAACCGGACCATTCCGAACCGGATCATGCCGGACCAAACCTCACCACGCCTTAGTATTCGCGGGAACCACCACCAACTCAAAAGAGTCCTCGCCTTGTCTTACCTTGCCCAACCGAGCCTCGCCAAGCGGTGCCTCTCCGGACCTGACCTCGCCTCGCCTTGACGATTCGCGTAACCGCCACCAACTCAAAGAGTCCTTGCCATATCCAGCCATGTCATGCCGCGCCATGCCCAGCCCTGCCTTGCCGGGCCGTGACATTCACGGAATCCGCCACCAACTCAAAGAGTCCTTGCCATGCCTCGCCCGACCAAACCTCGCCTTGCCTCACCAGGCCGAGCCGCGCCCGGTCTTGACTACTCAAACGCCACGACCTCAAACCGTCCGAACTTTGGCCGATAGTCGCACAACCCGACCTGACGGCCAGCGTCATCAATCGCCGTCCGCAACTGCTCAATCGTAATCTGATCTTCAGCCCAGTGCACGGTAAACGTCGCTGCCCACTGATTGAATCGCGGTCGCGTCCTCATCACTCGTGCCTGCCCGACCTTGACCCCTCGCACGTCGGCGTAGGTGTCCGCCTTCTCCCACAACTGCGCGGGCGTCAGTTGCTCGCCGTACTCCAGCACAGCCGCATCCCAGACGGACATTGCAGCCTTGAAGGCCTTCCCCAACTTTGCCTTTTTGGCACCCTCGACCAGCGCAGACTCAATGACTTCAGACGGCAGAATGACCCGCTGTTTGTCGTCGAGATACAAGCCGGCCAAAAACTCCAGCCGCTGCAATTCCATGTGGTGTTCGTCCGTCTTTGTGCGAACACTGGTGATCTTCTTCATCTCCTTCGCGAGCGGATTCAGTGGGTTCGCCAACTGCCCGTTGTGCATCAGGATCGGTGCAATTCCGCTGATTGTGATCGTCGTTTCCATCGTCGTTCCCCTCATTCAAACGTTAGTCACTCATGCCGAAAAATCGCCCGTGCTCGCGGGCAGTAGTACGATGTCGTTTTGCCCGGTTTGCCCTGCCGGACGATCTCAGAACCGAGTGCCTGCAGGTCCCGCAGATCCCGCAAGAACATCCGCGGTTCGGTGTACTGCAGCCGCTCAATACACTCAGCTTTCGTGCGTTTGTGATGACACAAAAACAACTCCAGACGGCGGAGTCTGATCAGGATTTGCAGACGGTTAGGGTGTGTCACGCTTTCACTCCCGCAAGTGCCGTGATGATCTTCAGGCACACCTGCTCTGTGGTCTCCCACCGCTGCAGAGCCTCCGCCGCTGCCACCTCAGCCCGTTGCAGCCGGACGGTCAGAGACTCGTTTTCGGCTCGCAACTGCTGTGCTGCGGTGAACTCGCTTTGCCATTCCGCCTTCAACCGCTCGATTTCGGTTGCCTGGTCCGCCAGTGCTGAATTCGAGTCAGACCATCCCGCATACGTCTCCTGCAGTTCGATTCGCAGGCGATCAATCTCGGCGTTTGCAGCCTTCACTTTCTCGTCAAGCTCGTAAATGATCCGTCCCGGATCGTCACTCACGCCACCTGTCTGAATCTCACTCACAGCCCACGCCCCCCATTATCGCCACGCACCCGTCGCACGTTCTGCCTTGGTCGACCACCGACCACCAGCCGCGCCAGCAGATCCATTCCGGCCACAATCAGAATCAGCCCCGCCACGCCTGCGAAGGCCCCGCAGCAGAATCCGAATTGCACGTCATGGTTCCACAACGCCTGCCATTTCTCCGCGTTTGTCATTGATCCCCTCCAATCTGAAACGCCACTACGATCGCCAGAATTGCCGCCAGCGCGGCTGCTATGATGTCCTGCATGATTTACGTCTCCTCAAATAGCGTCCGGCTCGCGGTCAAATGTCTCGACTGGCAGCCCGACTGTGCCGTCCTCACGCACCAGCAGCACCTCAAATCCGCAGAAATCTGCCCGATCCTCCCACCGCACCACCTCAGGAAATTGTCTCTGCATCTCAGCGTAGTCGCCGTCCAAGCCCATTGCAGCTATACACGCATCAGGCAGGTCCGGATACAGCCGCAGGGGAACGTCCTTGCTGACGTATCGCGCCATCAACAGGTACCTCCGATTGGCTCGCCGCTGGACGCACCCTAACTGATCGCTGACCAGCGTATATCGCGTGTCGTTGGCCTCGGCCATGTCGCCGCTCAGAATCAGGTAGTCGTCCACGATCGGATACCAGCCCTCACAGGCTGGGCATTTTGCCGCCAACTTGGCGTCCATTTGCTCGCCCGCGTGATCGTCCAGCCAATGCTGCAATGCGTCTCGTTCTGTCTCCATCGTCGTCCCCTCACTCAATCGCCTCGGAAAATCCCCGCCGCACTGTGCAGCGGGGGAAGGTGTCACGGGATCAGCCAGCATCCGGCGTACGGTCCAGCCAGTAGCCGCTGATCGTCCGGCTAGTCTGATCCCACGCAATGACTCGGTAGCCGCCACTGCTGCCGCCGTATGGCTTCATGCCAGCCTGGTAGGACGCTGTCAGGGTCTTGGCAGCCTTGCGAGCAGCCTGCAGACTCCGGCTGATTCGTGCGACTCGCACGTTGTCGCCGCTGCCGTATGTGCCCTGAGTTGGTACCACTGCGTATGTCGTTGTGCTCATTGTCTCGTTCCCTCAATCGAATCGTCTCAGAAATCCCCGCCGCACTGTGCAGCGGGGCAAGGTGTCACCCGATCAGCAACACTCAACACTGCACAGGGCCTTGGCTCCAGCGTCGTCCTTAGCGTCGGCCTCATTCTCCCAGATCAGCAGACGGCCCTGCTCCCACTCGCCCCGCACCAGCTCGTCCATATCGTAACCGCGGTCAGCCAGCAGCACCTCAGCGTGGATTGCGGCTTCGGTGTAGTCGCTGAATGTGCCCAGCAGTTCAGTCTCGTTGCCACTGGTGAATCGGATGGTGTAGTCGCTCATTGTTCGTTCCCTCAATCTCGTGTCGTTTGGTCCCGCGTGCCACACTGCGTGACTCGCATGTCAGGATAGTACACCTATCGTCACATTGTGTCAATAGTCTGCACAAAGATTTTCAGAAAATAATTCTGGAACGTCAGAACAGCACCTTCTGCCGCAGTCGTTCGTTGGCGAGCTGAACATACTCCGGATTTTCAGTCACAACGGCGCTCCCAGCGAATGCGAGCTATCTGACTACTCCCAATATCACCGCGCCGGCGACTGGGCGAATCCCAACCGGCGCGAGGCGGCAACTCCTGTACTGCAGTCCATCCAGCGCCTCGCAATGATGCGCCAGATTCACTGTGCTGCGTATATGTGATGCAACGCACATAGCCCAGTGCTTTAGCTGCACGCACTATAGCACCGTAAAGCATCGAATTTGCGTTGCGCGTACCGTCCGTGCATGTTCGCGTTATTTCGAGTGTCAATCCGTCGTCCAGCATCCGAGCCACGGGACGACCGGCTACAGCTACTCCTACGCACCGGGCATCAATAAACAGCCCCACGCTGAATTTGTGGCCTACCGGCGGTTTGTTGTGCCGATGGTGCTCGCGAACAAACTGTTGCGCCACTTTTAATGAAACTGGGCGAATAACCATTTCGAAACTCCCGTATAATGTCCTGACTCGATTCAGAACAGCACCTTCTGCCGCAGTCGCTCGGCTGCGTCAACCCTCCTCGCCTGTCTTTTGTGGCGGCTGCTCCTGCAGTATCCACAGTACCTGCGTGATGTCGATGCCGTCGTACCATAGGCCGTCTGAACAGCCCTTCATCCACGCGCCGTGCGGGTCGCGCTCCAGCCGATACCGCTGCGCATTTTGCAGGACCTCAATTGCTCGCCGAATTCGTGAATCTTGTTCGTTCTCGCTCACCGGTCAAATCTCCTCGCCTGTCAGGTTGTGGATTTCGATTTTGTTGCCTTGTGCCAAATGCAACATTGTCATCAACATTTGGTCGAGTGATTCCGCCGCCCCCTTCGACGACATGAATTCACGTGACTGGTACACCGTCGAATCACCGCGCATCAATCGCCAAACGTAAAACCCCGCAGTTGTTTTCAACACCTCCAATCGCACGTTCATCTCGTCCTCCGAATCTGAAACGTATTGTCGCCGACTTGCTTCGCTCGAAACCGCAGGCTGTGCTTAAAATTCCGCTGCACCCTCCGCACGTCCTTCAGTTCAACTCCGTCCACTCGCCCCACGCAATCCACGCCCATCCGCCGAATCATGCCAACGATTCGCAGGTACTGTTCCTGTCGGTGGATAACACACCTGCATCGGCAGAGTGTTTTGAGCACATGCGTTTTGCCATCCCCGACGATCACGCGGAAACGATATCCTCGCCCCAGTTGTTTCGAGGCCTCATTCGCCCTCGCCACAGCGTGTTCCAGTGACAGCCGATCCGCACACACGAACGGCTTCGACTTGCCGACCCGCCAGTCTGGACTGTCGGCAATCCGCACAATCTCCCGACGGCTGACCGTGATTCCGTCCGGCCCGATCTTTGTTCGCAGTGCGGTGCCGTCGTCAGTGCATTCGTTGTGAAACGCAATGACTCGCCGGAGTGGTGTGTATTGTTCACGCGGGATCTTCAGCAGGACGGATGAACCCACGGCCAGCTCGTCAAGGCGGTGTTGTTCGATGACTGGGTGAAGTCTCATCGGGTCACCTCCTTCAGCAAAGCACGCACGCTGTCCACCCAGTCAGACACTGGTTCAAGCATGGAATACACTGACCGGCCTGCGGTCACCCTGTGGAACTCATAAGTGCCCGCGGCAATGTCAGACTGCAGGACCTCAAACGCATCGTCACCAGACAATGTGATTTTCAGCATCTCACGCAATATGCCGTCGATACGTTTTTGCTGATGCGTCAACGCGCTGTTTTCGTACATACGCTGCACGTCGCCCGTTAGGATCTCGTGGCAATCATGGAGCAGTGCCCATAGGCGCACGCTCAACGGCTGCGCAACCGATCTGTAATACACCGCCAGCGAATGCTGCAGCACACTGCATTCGACCGCCTGCCCGCCGAACCGATTGATTCTGTGCAGGCATTGCGCCACACGCTCCGGATCGTTGCGGATTGCGTTTGCGAGTTCCTCGGGTGTTTGTATTAGACTCATGGTACCTGCCCCTCCGCGTCGTCCTCAGCCAATCGCAGCCTCAGCCCCCGCACGTCACTTTCGATCTTCGCGATTCGCCGCATCACGTCGGACAGTGTCCGATTGATCCGGTCAATCTCCGCCTGCAGATCCGTTTCCGGTTCCGGTGTCGGCTCTGCCTGCGGTGTCGGCTGCTCCGTGTCTCCGTCGATGTAGATTCGGATTTGTGGCATCATTCAACCCCTCAAAAAAGTGTCCTCGATTTCTCCAGCCCTCGAATAAAACTCAACGCCGTCGGCAGGTGCGTTGCCGGGTACATGCTGTACGCTGTCCCGTCAACGGTATCTGCCCCCAAATCAAACGCATACCTCAGTCGCCTCAGTGTATTCACGCGCCCAATGTGCACCGCCTTTCCTCGCTGCTTCGCTGCCTCAATCAGCCCTGCAGACTGCCGCAGCTTGAATCGGTTGTCGCCGCCCACGAATACCGCATCAATCGCACCCCACGGCACCTCCGATTCGTCGCATCCATTCTGCAGCACGAATGCCAGCGGAAACGGAATGCGTCCAATCTCCTCCAGCCAATACGCCAGCCACCAGCCGAACAGCCTCAGCGTCGCCGCATGATTGCCGACCACGTCCGGGACTGCCACCCACAGCGGCGGGTGATATCGCTCCGTTGCCCACGACTCCACACACAGCCTCCAGAATTTGCGGTCGTCTGGCCGTGAGAATGCCGCATTGTCAGCTGCCCACGGCAACGGCAGAGAACACAACCGGTTACCAGTCTGCGGAGTGTGCAACACTCCGAGATGGTCCGGATATGCTGCGGCCAGTTGCCGCACCGTTGCTGTTGCGCCGCTGACCAGGATTCTCACTGCACCCCCGCCGCATTTGCCACGATCGCCGCCAGCCCTTCCTGCCGCGTCGGGTAGCGTGCATCAATCCACCGCACCACCTCGGGCGGGAGTTTGACCACACACGTGATCGCCTGCACTGAATGCTTGCGGGGTCTGCCCATTGGCTTTTTCTCGGTCTGCTTTGCCTTCTTCATCGGTCGTCCTTTCGTTGAGTAAACATTCATCACACCGCCGCATTTCCAAATAGCACAGCGGCTGCCTGCACGTCTCGCACAATGCGTTCATGTCCGGATTCCTGCCTCAAACCATGTCGTCTCTGACTGCCTGATGCCGTCCACAAATTCAATCACGCGCACTCCGCAGAACTCGTCATCGGAACAGTCGTGCACCGCGGGATTGTTAAACCACATGCGGTCGAAACTGTTGGCGTAGATTTGGGCCACGTTTCGCGCCCCAAGCTCACTCTCAAACAACTCCAGCGGCACGTCGCAATCTTCGAACTGCGCCACCACCAACCAAATTTTCCCCATGCGTTTCCCCTCGCTGACATATCGCTGACAAATCGCTGACATGAAACCCCCCGCCAGCCAGTCCGGCGGGGATGTCGTTTTTTGTCATCGCTTGCCGCTGAACCACGGCGTCTCATGTGCGTACCAGTAGCAATCGCCACCAATCATGATCTGGCTGTAGTTGTGTCCTGTTGCTGCGATGTCGGCCAGCACTGCCTCGCGGATGTGGCTGCTGTACTCTGCCAGCCGGATGCGTGTTCCCACGTTGCCGGTGCGGTACACTCGCTGTACTGAGATGTGGTTGATGTTTGCTGTCGTCGTCATCGTTCGTCCCCTCGTTCGTTTGTCGTTTGTCGTTCGCCACTGCGTCAGAGTCTACTATTGTTTTCGGAAACTGTAAAGGCCGATCTTGAAAGATTTTTGGAAAATAAAAAACCCCCGGAGTTTCCGGGGGTTTCTGGGGTGGGTGTCAGAGGCTCAGGTAGAACCCGGTGTTGGATTCGATCACGCTCCGAAGGCCGTCTGCGTACACCATATCGACTTCATTGATTGTGTTGCAGCCGAGTTTGCCAACCTTGCAGAACTTGACCGTGTAGGTGTCGGTGGGGTCCAGTTCCACGATGATCAGGTTGACCACCTTACCGTTGCACCTTGCACCAGATCCGATGTGAATCTGAATTGCGTTTGCGGTGGTTCCGATGTGCTTCGTGCCCATCATGAACATCGCCTTGTTTCCGATCTGGCTGATAATCGTCTGTGCTGTCTGGCTCATTGTCGTTCCCCTCGTTCGTTGTCGTTTGTCGCTCACACTTGCCACGTCAGGATCATACAATCATTTTCGGAAAGTACAAGCCTGAATCTGAAAGATTTTTGGAAAATAAAAAACCCCCGATTTCTCGGGGGTTTCGGGCGGGTCGTTCAGGCGACTCTTGCCCACAGCTTGTCGGCCACTTTTGCGAGGTTGTCAGCACCCCGGGCAATCTCTCGCGCCGTCCGTCCGTCGTATGGTCGTGGCACCCGCAGCGGTTCGCCGCTTGCCACGAATCCCGTCAGCACTGAACCGTACTCAACCCACCACCCGAAATACTTGAAAACGTTGTGCGCCCATCGCTCGTCGCGGCTCAAAAGGCTCAGCACGTCCTGCTTTTCAACACTGGCGTTACCGAACTGGCAGAAGATTGCTGAACTGATTCCGTTGATGCACTTTTCCAGTGGGCAGATGTTTCGCATTGTCTTGTCCCCTCGTTCGTTGTTTGGTTGTCGTTCCGATGCGTGAACTATACTTTCATTTTCGGAAAGTGCAACCCCATTCCTCCAGTATTTTTGGAAAATAAAAAACCCCGCGGTTTCGCGGGGTTTCGGGGCGGATCATTTTGTCCGCCATGCTATCAAATCGTCGTACCTGCCAGACTCCCGGAAGTCCTCGAACGTCCAGCCGCCCTCCCTTGCAAATTCGTAGGCGTCCAGTTCTGATTGAATGTCCTCGATCACAAACACCCCACCGACTCGCAGCAACGGCCACAGTTGCTGCACAGCGGCCTGCTGGTGCTGCAGGACGTGGCTTCCGTCGTCGATAATTAGGTCAAATTGCTGGCCCTGCAATGCCTGCAGGACCGGCCCGAAATCGGGTGCAGTCGCGACGATCACCGGCAGATCCGGGACCGCGTTCCGATCGACTCCGATTGCCTCGACCGGATAGCCGACATGCCGCCATGCTCGCAAAGACGCCCCGCGGAACACTCCGACCTCCAGCACGCGCTGCGGTCGCAACGTCTCCACCAGCCCGTCGTAGAACGCCCCGTAATTGTGCAGGGTGGTTTTGTCGCTGCCCTCATGCAGAAGAGCCTGTGACAGCGTCAGAACGCCTGCAGCAGGTCTGCTGCGGTGTGTCTGGTAGTCCGGTGCACTCGGTCCACTCTCCGCAATCGCACGGTCGACGGCTCGCAAATTGATCGGGATTCGCTCGCTGGGGATTCGGTTCAGCCGCTTTCGCCGATACCGGCCAATCGTCGGTGTGACAGCGTCCCCGTGACGAATCCAAATCCATCCCGGCTGTTCACTCACGACTCGAAAGTGCCACTGCTCCGCGAATAGGTGATGTTTCATGTCATGCGGGGACTTCATTCCGTCGGTGACGATGCTGACAAACTGGTTGCCCCGGTGGCTCCAGCCATACGCGCCGCTGCGGTAGTAGACGATCCCATGCGGCCACAATAGCGCGACCTCCCCGAAGGACGGCGCAGCGTTGTATGTGGCTTCGCAGAACTCCCGGCAAAGGCAATCATCATCGTCCATCCGGCTGACAACCTTCCGGCCCTCTGGCAGGTTGTAGTTTTCGCCATACAGCCGCCATTCGCTGCGCAGCACCTGAATCACGTAACAGCCCGTCCCCCGGATTAGCTCCAACCGTTCGGCTGCGTGCGGATCGTCCGGATGCTGGGCAAGGTGAACGACGGGTTTCCGGGTCTGCGCAGCCAGCGACGGAACGCACGTTGTGCGCGTGATTGCCAGACGCCTCCGCGATAGCTCGGGGTCAGTGTAAACGCTCTGGATGATCAGGATGTGTGGTGTCAACGTTTCGCCCCCTCAATCACTGCCCTGTGTGTGTGCCGTGGTCGCCGCTTGACCTTCCGCGGCTGACTCCTGCCAACCTTCCTGAAGGACGGTTGATAGCCGCTGTCCGTTGTTTCACTGGATGCCGGATCGGGCAGCAGCCCGGCAAGAAAGTGCCGCATCTCCGGAGTCCAGCATTGTTGCAAGTGGTTCAATACGTGGCAACCTGCCGTCAGTCGCTGCAGATCCTCGACGCTGTATCGTTGCTGAATGCGTGCGAAGAATCCCCGCGTGCCGTAGGGTCTGCCACGATAGGAATTCCCGTAGAGCACTTCCCAGAGCAGCGTCTGATTGTCCAAATCAAACTCAGTGAACAGTGCCGCCAGCTTGCCACGCTCGACCGTATGCGGCAGGTGTGTTGCGTAGTCGTGCTGCGGTCTGCCTCTGGCCCGCAGTGCCTCCATCGACTGCCACTTCCGCCGCTGCCATTGGTTGCTGTTGTCCCGCGTCCATGGGTACGCGCGGGGCGTGTCCAGGTCATCCCATGAAGTCTCGCGCAGCAGGTACACGTCATCCATCATCCAGACAAATTCGCTGTCGATCTCGGGGTGCTGGCTCATGGTTTTCATCTTCGCCAGCATGTCCCGAAAGCCTCTATTCGCGCACGGTCCAATGCGGGGCTGTTCAATCACGTGCCCACGATACCACGGGGGACGGTCGCCGACGATTGTTGTCTTGACCGGCCCATCAAAAAAACGCTCCACACTCCGCACGCTCCAGCGTAATTCGTCCCCACTGGCTCCGCCGTGCCAGTATGGCCAAACAAACTGAGTGGCTGATGTCCGGTGTTTGACTGTGCCGCACGTGCCGCAGGAACGCGGGGCGGGGCGGTAGGGTCCGTCAATCCTGTGCTGCCGGACAATCAACTGCTCAGTCTGCGCAAAGAAATCTGCAGGCACTCGCAACACGCACCCATTGCACGCCGTCGCATCAAACGGCGTCGACCTCAAAACGCTCGGATGATCGCAGCCACACTCACCCGGCTTACCAATCTGCAGACGATATCGGCAGGACTCCATAATCAGTTCCACGGTCTGATGAATATGGTTTGCGGGAACGTGCCGCGATGGTATTCATAACTGATGTTGTTGCCCGGCCCGATCCCGTAATTCTCGGGACGGCCTCCGGGGAAGTCTGGATCTGTTCGCACTGCCGCACCGAACCCACGATACCACTGCAGCGAAATCTGACTGAGACACGCAAACTTGCTCACGGCAATTGCCGTCCGGTACTCCACCGATAACGCAACCTGAATCGGTGCCGGTTCTGTGTACGTCGGCGAACAGTAGCCCGTGCCGTTGAACTGCAGCAGCAACCTGACTTGATACTGTTCCTCGCCCAGTGGTGTGTCCGGCAATCTAATGAATCGCAAATCGCACGCCGGCTCCGGGGCGCATGGCCTGCGGTTCTGGTCGTGGTTTGCGTGAAACATACCTGGCTGAATGCGGCTGCAATCAATCGGATCGCCTAGCCCCGGTGGCGGTCCCGGATCATATCGGTTTACGCCATACGTACACGACCATGATGTGTTGTTGCCCGGATACAGAATCGTGATTCCATACGGTCCCTGCAGTTCCCCGGCAACCACCTTGAACGGTGTCTGCAGCATCTCCACGCAACCCCAATCACCGTATATCGTCGGTGGCTGCTGCACCATTGCGGGCTTGCCGAGAATCACCTTGTACGCCGTTGCACGCACTCCAGCAACACACGCCTGGCATGGTGTCGGCTGATACGGTTCTGACGGCGGAACAGACTCCGGCCAGCTTGGCTGAGATGGAAACGATCCCGACCAACTTGAACCCGGCACTGAAGACAGTGACAGGCTTTCGCTGTTGGTTGCACACTGGCACCCGCACCCGATCAGCATCTCACGGCCCCCCGGTGCCTGCACTCGCAGAAGGCCCGCCCGCTGACGCACTCGCAGCCCCAAACGAGAATGATTCGGATTGCGGCCCGCAGTCTGCTGCGTATGGTTGCCACTCGCCGTCAATGAATTCAATTTTCACATAGGTGTCGGCGTCGATGCTGATGTTCTCGAAACGGTTTACGACGGTAACGACGATTTCCGACAACTCCAAATCCCCGGACCCGTTGCCCTGCAGGATTGTTGCCTGTGCCGTGCTCGGGTCTGTCAGCGTATCGACGGCTGCCAATAGGTCAGATTGCAAGATAGCCTGACGGCGCAGTTGCTGCTGTCGTGGCAGTTGCGTGCTGTTGCCGCCGCCGTACAAATTCAGGTAATGCCGCACAGTCTGCTGGATCTGTGACAGCAACTGCGGACTGACAAGATAGCCGCTCATGCGTCAGTCCTCGTAGGCAATCACGCGCACCCGACACGCCGCCGTGTTCGCTTTCAAGTACAGCGTCGCGCCCGGTTCAAGCCTGAATGGTCCGGCAGTCTCACCGGCTTTCATTCGTCCACCGTACACGCCGGTTGCGAATCCCCACTGAACGTAGTTCGTGGTGTCCAGATTGTGCAGCAGCACAAATCCGTTTGTGGTCACGTCCGTCAGCGTAATGGATTCTTCAGTGGTGCCGATGCTGTGCTTTCGGTCGTCCTGTCCCACGCCTGTCTGGTTGTATTGCTTCCGCAGGCTCGGAAAGGTGTGGGTATCGCTGAGATTGGTTGCGTGCCTTCGCTCCATTGCCAGCGTGATCGTGATTTCGTTTGCCATCGGTTGGCCTTTATGTCAACGGTAACGTGTTGAA